GAGGACTTGTAAATAGTCCATTGTATCCAACGGCTGTAAATCCAGCAACATCAGTTAATACAAAAGTTCCATCGGGCTCGCGACCAAATATAACTGCTGGCTTGCCGTCCCATTTAACTGTAACAGAAGATTCTGTGTTGTCTTTTAAATGTTCAATATGTGCCAATGCTTCTTTAATTCCAGCAACACCTTTACGGAATACTAAATCTTCAATATGTTCAATGCCTTTAGCTTTGCCGCCTTGAACTTCGGCAGCTTCTACTAATGGTTGCATACCTTGATTAACAATGCGATCACGGAGTCGAGCCATAAAACTAACTTCTGTGTATAGTTGTGTGCTAGTGTTTTCAAAGAACGGAACGCCCGCTTTTTCAAAATGTGTACGAGCGTCGGCTAACTTAGCATCTTTTTGTGGATCTTTAGCCAGTGCTTGAACAATGGTTTCTACAGAATATAAATCATCCTGAGTAGCTTTGGGCGATAATAATAATTTAGCAATCTCGTCTGGATCACTAGCTACAACTTTATTAGTAGCACGGTCTAAAATACCTTGGCGTTGATCTAATTTATAACCCAGTGCCTTGGCAACAGAATTAACTAGTACGTTTCTATCTTGTCCTTTAAATTCTGAATTAGCTGGAGCAGTTAGAAAGAATTTGCCTATACCCATATTTTTCATAAACATAAAGTCTGTTTGTACAAATCCATTGTTGGGATTACCAACAATAGGAGTTTTAAAATGTACCTGTCCAGCACCTTTTTTAATATAATCCTGGGGTTTTAATTTGTGACTATTACACCATTGAACTAGTTCTGCGGTTAATTGCTCTGGAGTAATTTCATTAATATCAACAGCAACATCTAAGTCGCCAGAAGTAGGTTTGCGACCTGTACTACCTAATGTATTATTTTGTAAATCAATATCAAGCATTTGCTCAAGCCAGTCTAGTGTAGGCTTAACATCTATTTGATTGATGCGCTGAGTAGCGGCTTGCTTCTCGCCAGTTTTAAATACGTTGCCGCCCATTATTTGCCTGCCTTAAATGCTTTTAATTCTTCTGCTAATAATCTTTCAGCTTTCAGGAAATTATCCAATGTATCTGAGCCGGAGAGACGAGACGGAGGATCATTTTGTAATTGCTTAACCATTGCGTCAACACCATGTTGTTTTATTAAGCCAATAAAGTCAGCGGCTGGCATACCTTTTCCATTACGAGTACCTGCGGTACTAGGCGTATCACCTTGCCCACCTGAAGAAAATGCCTTTGTTAATAATTTTTTGAATAGCGGCGCGGCTTGTTTTACATCAGTGGATTTTTCAATAGCATCTACATCAGGTTTTAAATCTGGATCTTGTTCTGCGCCTTTTAACTCAGGTATTTTTGCGTCTGCCCATTGACTAAATTTTGATAATGGTAAATGGTCGCTTGATCCGGCTGTCTTGGCACCGCCAGGAATTACAATGCCGCCCGGCGATGTATATTCGGGTGCTTCTTTAATTCCTGACAATGGGCTCATTTGTTTATTTTGTGCTGAGATATTTTGTTGCGTTTGCGTATTATACCCATTAGATTTAACTGGTTCAACCGGTGCGACTTTTTCAGCAGCATCTGGATTTGTTTGATATTGTATATCTGGGCCAAATGTATTTTGAAATGCTACTGTATACTGATTAACTTTTTGTGATGCTTTAGGATTTTTTGCTAATTGTTTAGCCGCTTGTTGTGCATCGTATCCTTTTTGCCCGGGAGCAATCCAATACCCTTCGTCACCTGGCTTTTTGCCAGCGTTCATTCTAGCTTGTATGGCAGATAAATTTTTATCTGCTTTATTTTTATAAACTTGATTTTGTGCTTGTTGATATGCTTGTGGGCTTACTAAAGCCTTGCCTACACCTTTGAGTCCGCCAGTGGATGCGCCAGTTTTCACTGTTTGAATAGCAGACTTGACACCATCAAGTAATCCTTCGTCGGTACGCTGAAGTTTAGTTAGTTCATGAATTTGCATCAGTTTTCCTTACGGTGCGAGTAAACTTGCCTGGGTCGCGAAGTTTAATTGCGTTAATCAATTTGCGTGTAAGGTTCTCTGCTTGCTCTGGACTATAGGTAGAGTCGATTTGCTCTAACAAACGTATAGCACTATCGATAATATTGGTGGCGCGATTTTCGATAATATGACGGTTGTCATACTCGGTGTATAAGCTATCTAATTCTTCTAATAAACTACGGGTTTTCTTTTGCATAATTGCCAGAACCTTTTTATTATTTATTACAATTCATTGTATGTTGTCTGGAATTAATTCTGTTTAATTTGCCCTAATAATGCCTTTAATTTGCTACTTTGTACATCCGCAGTAATTTTGCTTGTTTCGCCCATGTCTTCGTCTGTAGATCCAACATTAATTACTTTACTTTGTGTTTTAATACTATCATAAATGTTAGGTTTTTTAAACGAATTTACTGGGCTGGTTTCTTCGGGTAAATCCGTAATGCGCATAGTTTCGATGTTATATTCTAATTCAACTTTTTGCCCAGTTCCATTACTTGTACGAGTTTTCATACATTGTAACTGATAACGCCCACGCTCTTTCATAGCACGACTTGTAAAGATACCAAACACATTATCTGCGGTATTAATTTTACTAATACCGCCAGCAATATGACTGTGGTCAAATTCAATTTCTTCAACTGCTCCGCGATTTAATTGCGATGCTGTCACCAATAATACTCCCAGTTCTTGCGCCAAGTTACGCAATTCTTCCGCTACATATTTGTCTTTAATAAACTGATCATTGGGATTAACTTTAACACTAGCTGGCATTAACAAGTCCAAGTAATCAACCATAATAAAATCAACTTTAATTCCTGTTTGTACTTGTACTTCTTTTAAATATGCGCGAACATCATTAATATTACTTTGAGCTGGTAATGATTTTACTCGATATTGCCCAGCTTTTTTGCCAAACATTTTAATCTTTAATTCTGCTGTTTCTAAATCTTTGCGAATTTCTTTAGTTGACATATTAGATAGCATCGCATCAGTACGCAAGCCCACGAGTTCTTCACTAAGTTCTAAACTAACATAAACACCACTCAATCCTTGTTCCAACCATCCTAAGGCAATATTCATCATAACTAAAGATTTACCCGAGCCAGATCCGCCAGCAAAGATATTAAGTTCTCCGCGACTAAATCCACCATATAAAATCTTATCCAGACTAGGCCAACCTGTACTTACTTGCCCGCCTGAATTAAAATATTTGTCATTACGACCTCTGGGATCAGCAAAGTAATCTGTGCCCATGTCTTTTTGTAAACTAATTTGTACCGCATCTTTAATTAATTTTTCTACTGGAGCAAAATCACCCTTTTCCAATAAGTCTGCTGATTTTAAAATTGCTCTTTCTAATTCCTGGCGTTTAGTAAAACTCTCAAATTCTTCCATAAACCAATTTAAGTTGCCGTCTGGCAGTTCTGGCAGTTCATTAAGTTTGGATCCTGTGGCCGCATTAATTTGTTGTAATACCGGAAGTGTACCATGATCTTCATAGTGTTTTTTGATAAACTCTGCCGCGGACCTAACATTACGGTCAAAGTTTTCCGGATTATAAATATTTTGAACACGAACAAAAGATTCGGCGTCGTGTAGCATCATTTCTAAGAATAGTTTTTGGACTTCAATCCCGTAATCGTTTAGCAAGTTGCATTTTCCTTATTTCAATTTTAATTTTACTAGTTTCTTTAGACTGTAATATAATTAGCAAAGTTGCAACTCTGCCTAATTTTACTACCGCATCATTGATATCTTTAATTCCTGCTGGCCAGATTGGAATACTAACTGCCCATCCTAATTCTATAGCACGGGCTATCAATTTCAATCCAGCTTCGTCTTGATCTGGAACTACAATAACATCGCGCTGTAAATTTTTAATTAGCTGTGCTTGTGCGGCATTTATATCATTGTGCATAACTGCCATGCCATCCACAGATAATGCGTCAAAAATTCCTTCAACTACAATTATATACTGCCAATCTGCGTGTTGTAAATCTTGTCCAAATACATATCCTGGTTGCATATCATTCAAATACTTGGGTACACGATTGTCTAAAAACCTGCTAGTATTGCCTACAATTTGGTGGTTATGCGTAAAAGGTATTACCACCCTAGGGCGTATAGCTTTACCACTATCCACCATGTACGGATACTTAGTAGGATCAACTGCTCTAGATTTAAGATAAGCCCATTGTTCTTTATGCTTATCCTTATCCAGTAATTCCAACCCTGCTGGTAAATCCTTTTCTTCAAATTCAATTTCAATTTTTTTAATTAGTTTAGCTTGATCTTCTAACATACCATGTATGCTGCGATGGCGCAAACTTTCTAAATTTATATGCTCGATAGTCATGGTATCTACATTTAACCACTCAAGCAATTTGCGAGCTTTGTATGTTAACGCACGACCTAATGTAAATGAAGTTGTATACTGACAATTAAAACAATGATATGACCAACCTTCTGGATTTATTTTAATTCCACCACGCTGTCTTTTATCTTGTGTGTCGCCCCGATGAATACAACAAGGCGCATTGAAGGATATCCAACCGGAACTTGTTTGTTTTCGCTTTGCGGGTAAAAAGGAGATTACATCAATCATGCTTAATTATAACATGAAATTTGGTTGAAATCAACTATTAACGGTACATTAAATTGGTAATAAAACCAGTTGAAATGAGTACTAGGGCGCCTTGGTTCTGTGGTGGCACTGGATATGCTTGTGGATTGATTTGGCCTAACGCAATTGGCCAATATCCAGAACCGCCGTTGATTACATTTATGGCAACAATCGTTCCATACCCAACACCTTCAGGTCCGTATTCGTCTGGCCCCCAAGTATCCGACATAATTGCTTCGGCTTCTGCTCCAGCGCCATTGCCTAAAATATCTATCTTAGGAGGTGCTAAGTATCCAGAACCGCCATTTTGAATTTCAATAGAAGTGACTACACCATTCTCACAAGTAGCATAAGCACTAGCAGGAATTCCTGGTTGGTTTGGTGTAGCAAAAAGTGAGTTATTAAATCCTAACCGAAGTATCGGATACCATCCTTCAATGTTCATGTAAATAGTTTTTGTTTCGTTATAATAAGTTGTCGACTCGGTAATATTATACCAAATACTTTGATAATTTTGTGCCCACTGGCCTTTAATGGTTCCTGTATATCCAACTAAATCCATTTGTACTGTTGTGATATAATTTTTAGGCTCGATAAAACTTGTATAAAATTCAGTATTGGCCAATGAATTCCAATACCAACTTCCGGTGCCGCCTGCATACCAACTACCGGCCCAACCTGGGAAATTTTCGTATCCTGCTCCGTCAAAACTAACCTGTGAGGACAATGCTGTGGTAGGAATTGTCAAAGGTCTAGAAGGTATAAATTGTGGCAATACTGAGTTTACAATATCAATTGGAGCACGGGCTCCAGACTGGGCATTTGTAAATACTGCTTGATTAAGATTACCGCTTTGTACAGTAATAGAATAACTGGCTGGCTGGGCAATTAATTCCCATGTATCTTCAGCTGGAATAGTAACTTTGACTTGACCTGTAGCCGCATTAAGAATAGTCATTGGCTCAGTAAGCAATAAAGAAGTTCCTTCGGTATTTGTTAAGCGAAAGGTAAAAGTACAGCCGTTGACATTTACAGGCTTTTCGTCCTGATTGACAAAGGAAAACAATAATACATTGTCGACTCCAAGATTTAAAGTTAGGCGTTTAGAATACACAGGATTGTACCTCATAGAAAAGTATTGCCCGCTTGAGTCTAACAAAAGGACTTGAGTTCGTTGCTGGTATAGAAAGACTTCTGTGGAATACATACAAATATTTATGCATTTTTACTCGGTAGCTAACTAGCATATCTGTTTGATTTGGTACGGTTATCAATTTGCCACAGGGGTTGCAGATTGGAATAACGACTTAGTATTAAAATCTCTTTTTCAGATTTAGCTC